CGTTTCTTTTGCCATTCAGGACTTTTTAGTTTTTCTCCGTATGTCATAAAATAAAAAAGCCCCCAATAGAGTCCAGCTATCGAGGGCTATTATTTAACCACTAAACACATTATCGGCTGGACTTTCGTTAATGTGTTTTATTATACTGCGAATATACACTAAATTTCTTTAAGTTCTAATTTTAAACAAAGTTTTTTTAGCTTAGTTTTAAACCAGTCCTCAGTTTCAATTAGGTTATTCGCTTGTTTTATGTTATGGATAGCAGTTGTATGGTCGCTTGTTCCTGTGTATTGGCTTATCTCCTTCAGGCTTAACTTGGTGTATCTCCTAAGTAAATAAGCAGCAGCCTTGCGACCAAACGTTGTTTTTAAACTCCTATCCTTAATTAATACATCGCACTCAAACTCCTCGTCTACCAATTTAACAATCGTTCTTGCGCCAATGTCTAACCCTAAAGGTTCATTATCTTCTATGCCTAACAATCCAAGTTGCTGCATCATTTCGTGTAGTTGCAAATGGGTGTTGCGTTGTGCAAAGTATAACTCCTTTAATTGTCTTATTGATATGTCCTTCTTTCTATTTAGCATAATTAAAACGGCAGTCCTTCCGTATCTTCTTTTGGTTTAAAATCGTTTACATAAATTTTGTAATCTGGTTGCTTGTCCTCTGTCTTGTAAGCATTAACCCACATCGAGTAACGTACATCATTGATTGTAAAATTAATTACTTCTCCTTTAGCAGTTGTCTTTTTCCAAGCACCTGCACTCCATTTTTTTTGTTCCATTTTTATTTGTTTTTAATTGAATATTGAGCTACTAATTTACTTTGTTTTTTCGTACCTACATTAATTAATTCCGTTTGTACTTTGTAGCCTTTGCGTTTTAATTCAAATACTACGGCTGCAAGTCGAAGGCTATTGTACTTCGTTAAAGCCTGGATTGGTGTCAAGGTCTTGCCCGAAAGCAAGTGGTTTAAGATTTGTTGTTTCTGTGTCATTGTTATTGATTGGGTTAAAAAAAACGGGTTTGTCTAATTTGTTTTCATACTTTTTAATAAAGGCTAATAAGTCCTCGTATGCCTCTTCGTTATACCAAGCGTAGTGGTAAACTTCTGCAAGTAGCATCTGCCTTTCAAATGGTAGCAATTCTCTCATTAGCTTTTATTTATTTTTTCTTTATAATATTGACCTATTATTTTCCAATTATTAAAAGGATATTTAATATTTGCTATTTCAATCCATTCCATAAAATCTAAAAATTGAGCTTTTTCTTTTTTAAGAGCTTCATTTATTTCGTCAGTTAAAGGTGTATCTTCAACCCATTTTAAAATGTACTCTCCATCTCCATCTATATAAAAGTTATTATCAACAAATTCTTGCATTGCGGTTTTCATTAGCTTTTCTTTATGGTTTCTTTAATTTTGTTAAATTCATCTAAGGTCTTGATAGCTTTGATTTTCTCAATAGCTTTATACTTCTGCTCCTGAGTGAACTTTGTTTTATCAAGTGCTTCAATTAAGAACGCCTTTTGCCCTTCGCTTACTTCGTCTTTATGCTCATTAGTAGCGTCTGCATCTTTAGTGTCATCTATGGCAAACAATCCGTTAAGTGCGTATTTTCGAGCATACGAGCTACACGCACCAGTGAGCTGCGAAGCGTCCATTCCTTTTTTGTTTTCCTCTTCACGAGCAAGACCAGTGCAAGTAATGTTATCTTCTCCGTTACTTAAACAAGCCGTAGCCTTTACATATACTCTACCGCCTACTTCTATAACCTCATCGCTTAACATTAAAGCGTAGCCGTACTTATGGCAGATAGGTTTTGCAGCTTCGATAATATCTTCTGCACTTCGGTACTTGTATTTAGCAAAAGCATTAAATTGGTTTTTAGGTGCTTTTAGTTCCTGTTGAATTTTAATTAGGCTCATTGTTATTTGGTTTCGGTGTCAATAGAATAATGTTCTAAAATTTCGATAATAGGTTCTTGTCTTTTCTTTAGGCTAAGAAAATACTCGTATGCTTGTGAGTACTCTAAGTACATACTCATACCATCAAATCTGTTATCTACTTTAGTATAATAAAATACTGTGCCGTCTGGCTTAGTTTCTTTAATAAATTCAATCTTCATATAATTCGTTTTTTAAAAGTTCAAGTTCTGCATTGTTTTCTACCCATCTAGTAAAGGTGTAATCGTCATCTTCATAATCGTAGTTTTTAGGCAATAAGGCAGGGTCGTAAGGGTTTGTTGTACTCCTGCTCCCGTCGATTAATATGTTCCCATATCGCTGATATTGGAACATTTGGTAGGTGGTTAAATGTGTCATATTGTGTTTTGTTTCAACAAAGATAACACAATACACAATACAAAGTGCAAAATTAAAAAATATATTTTTGCAACAATGATGCAAATAATGGGTATTATATAGGATAAAAGCACATCAAATTGTGCAGTTTATTACCAATTATGTACGCCAAAACGTACAAAAAGTAAAGCTATATGCTTACAATTTGTAAAAAAAGTATAGTATAACTTGACAAAGTCGGAAGTAAAATGCAGCCAAAAGTAGTAGTATTACTACCTTTTGTTGTACTAAAGTGAAACTTTATAGTAACTTCTGGAAGTAAAGTTTGTCAGAACCCCCGTATGAATACTCCGGTAAATAAAGCTTAAACCCACACGAAATAAGGTTATTAGCACTTGGAAAATTATCTAAGGTAGTATAAGTAATGGCTATATGGCAAAAAGTAGATGCAGCTTTTAACCTGGTCTTAATCATTCGTCTTTGTATTCCTTGCCCTCTATAATCTTTTCTAACCCACGCTCTGTTAAATATGCAGATGCCCTTAGAATAAATAGAACCGCAATAAGCCACTATTTCGCCTTGATCTAACATAACCCACCATTCACGATTGAACTGGAACTCGTCAGCGCAACCTTTAAAGTTAGGGTTGGTGTAATCTAATTCCCTTAGTTGCTCGTAGGTTTCACGATCTAATATATTGCCGAAGCTAAATATCTTCTTGAGGCGCATTGTGTATAGTTTCTAATTTGGTTAAATAAAGTATTGCATCTTGCAGCTCTTCCTTTAGGTGCGTTATCCATTGACCCGTGCTTAAATCATTTCTATCCATTGTAGTTCCGTATTTAGATTTCCCTACAAGTTCACGTCTACGCATATCTTCTATAACTGATGCTAATATTTTACTGTCCATTTATTTGTCGGTTTTGCTATGTATCTTAAAACAAGTTTTGCACTTGAATAATATCTTCTTTACTCCGGTTGCGGTTGTGCGCCTCATTTGTATAATTAGATCATCGCTACCACATTCAGGGCAAGTGCCTCGGTCTTGTCCGAATATAACTCCGTAATGTGTTTTAGGTTCAATGTGGTTTTTAAGTGCGTTAAAAACTTGCTCTAATAACACAACATCTTTTTGGCAGTACTTAATCATTTTAGCCATAGCTACTTTGTCCTTATGCAGAACAATGTCCTTCCATAAACTATATTCGGTTTTTATCTTAGTGCCAATTCCTAAATAGTCGGCTATGTAATTAAGCTTGTTGCTGTTAAATCTAAACTTACTTCTGGCTATTTTAAGCGTGTCAATAGTTGTATAAGAAGGAAACATATCTATCCCGTGAAATAAGCACCTGGTTCTTATCCACGGCAAATCAAACTTATCTCCGTTATGTCCTATAAGTTCCGAAGCAGTATTGGCTACCTCTACAAACTTTTGTAACATTCTTTTATCGCATTGTTTACTATCCCATTGTAAGTAGTGGACTTCCTTCTCATCTTCCCACTTATAGCATATACAAATGATTGCCCGTTCTTTAATAATGCTTTCGGTTGATATGTTTAATTTGTAACCTGCACTCCAAAAGAAACCGATGTTCGGACTTGATTCCAAATCGAAGTAGAGGCGTTTGCGTTTTGATTTTAGCATTATTTATTTTTTGCTGAATTTATCGATTGTGGTGTAACCCATAGCAAATAGCGTGAGATACAATACCGCATCTACCAACTTATCGCTTGGGTTAATTTTTAAGATTATGTTTAAGAACAAAGAAATAAAAAGACATAAGCTGCCAAGCATAGCCACTACTCTTTTGTGGCTAATACTGTTGCTTTCGTCTGATAATAAATTAACTAATATAGTTCTAAAGTTGCTCATATAGTTTAGCTTCATTTTGTGATTAAATCATATGACCAAATATATCCGTATGCTATTTTTCTTTCTTTTCTACAAACTGAATGTATATTACCAATAGAGTAAGTTTTATATACATTTTTAATATCAACACCATATCTCCAAGTATTAATTAAGTTTAATTCTAAATCATATTGGTAAATTTTTTTTCTAAGTTTACCATTTTCTAATCTTGAATTAACCATTTTATCAATACCTTCTTTAGACATTTTTGTACCTTTTCTTGAAGGTGGTTTAGATTTTCTTAATTTAGCAGCTTTTGAAATACTGATTTTGTGTTTATCACTAAGTTTAACACCCGTTCTAATATTAGATATTTTCTGCCTTATATCTAATCTTTTCATAGGGTTTTTATCTCCAAACATATTTGGTGGGTTTTCTCCACCTATTGTCATATTAACTAAGCAACCTGTTCCTAAATCTTTGCGACCATATAACAATATAAATTCCTTCTCTTTTTCACAAGCTTGTTCCCAAGTCAAATTGTCCATTAATATTTCTACTTCATAGTTAGCCTTATTAGCTACATTATGCCAAAATATAGACCTACCTGTTTTTGATTTTTCAAAAGCTCTTTTATATGAATTGTCTTTGCCAATACCAATATAAAATGGTTCATTTTTATCTAATCTAATATGCCTATAAACATATGCCATTATGGAGTAAAATATAGTTTTGACTCTGCGTTTCTTCTTCTTTGTAATCCTAATAAAACCCTGTCATTTGCACGTACCCATTTTTTAAATTCTGCCCTAATGCTTGGGTCTTTAGGGTTTGCGTTTACCTTTCTAAGTAAAGTGCTTCTCCTAAAATTCCCCATACCTACATTAAAAGCAAACGAAACAATCGCAGAAAAATTGTTTGCCGTTACATTTGATTTTACAAGCACATCTACGCCTTTTGCAAAGTCATCTACTATTGCGTTAAAGTAATCTTCTGCCTGTTGCTGCGTAATTACATCGCCTTCTTTTACTTTTGTTCCGTCAGGGTAAAAAGTCAAACCCCACGATATTGTCCATAAACCAGCAGGGCATTTGTACGCCTTTAATTTGCAGCCTTCGAACTGCTTTATTAAATCTCTACCTGCTTTGTTTACTTCCATAATCTATTCCAATAAGCTAAAATTAACACAATCGCTATTATTAGACCGATTAGAGCCTTCCAAAAGTTATTCGCAGTACTTACCTTGTTTTTATCTACAATCGAAATTTGACGCGTTTCTGTGCGATTAAACGCTATCGTGTCTTTTTTAACTAAGCTATTGTCGGTTTCTTTCTCTTTTGTTTGGTACACCCACTTAGTTACGATTTTGGGAACTACTATAATGCTATCCTTTGTTACACGGATTGTGTCATAGATTGTAACCTCTTTTGTAAATACCTGCTCCTTTTCTATAATCTTGGTAACGCTATCGTAAAAAGTAAGATGCACGGAGTCAATCTTAGTTGTCCCCGTGCTATCAAATCTCTTTTCAAACTTCTTAACCGAAGCGCAAGATGTAAGTAATAAGGCTAAAAGTATTATTCTCATTTGAGTTTCTTAGTCATTTTCCAATAGTATCGAATAGCCATACCGCCTGAAACAATAGCAACCAAACTCGCCAACAATGTGAATAGTGGTTGAATACTCGTAATGCTTAATGTAGCACTTACTAAGGAAACGATTGTTGATTGGTCTGCTTGGTTGTTATTTGCCATTATAATTCTTCTTCTTCTTGTTTGTTAAATTCTATGCCAGTAGTCCAATCTTCTAAGAATGTAAAATTTTCCAAGCCATTAGGATTGACTACGTTAATTATTTGAAAATCAAATTCTTTATCATTTAGCGCATCAATGTCCTTAGTTAGTTTCTTGATGCCTTCTTTGTTAAACTTGTAATCGCCTTTCTCATTAAGGATTAAAATACCTTTTTCGTCTACCGAAGCGTTGTCTAATCTTAATTCCTCAACTTGCTTGTTGTAATCTTCAAGGCTCTTACTAATCTTTTCTTGAACTTTAAAAAGCTTCTTTTGAACTTTTGTTTCCTGGTTGCCGATAACGTTGTTAAGACGGCTCACTAATTGCAATAGTTGTTTGTACTTCATTTTCATTGTTTTTTATTTGTAAAGATAATTGTGGATTGCTAAACGGCAAAGGTAAATTTACGATTGGCGGGTTTTTAAGGTTCTCAATCTGTGTAGCTAAGTTTAAGTCCATAGCTTCTACGTTGTTACCTGCAACTAACCACTCGCATACTTGCTCGTAAGTTAAATCTTCGTAAGCAGTAAAGTCGGTTTCCGAAGGTGTAGCACAAGCCATTGCTCCATAAACTTCTGCGGTGTATTCTCCGTCTTTTCCTTCGTATCTCCAATGTACTGTTTTAACTACATCGGTTAAACCATCTTCGCTTGGTGCGGTGTCCATTTGGCTAATAAGCCATTTTGTTTCTAATGCCATTTTTATTTTATTTTAAGGTGTCCCTTGTAATGCAGGGATTGAATAAATTTGTCCGTTAATTTCTATATAAATAACTCCTGTGGCAGTACCAGTTCCACCTGCTGCATAGCTTCCAAGTTTCCAAGGTTGTGCGCTACCAGAACTTGGTGCGGTTGTTTGTATTGCACCTGCCTTACTTACACTAAACTGAGAAACGCTACCTACTTTTAAGTT